CATCTTTTGTAATTCAGCTGTTGATCCTACAAACAATGCGTTTTTTATATTGGCATTTGCTGTTTTAGGTAACTCTTTTAAGTCTTTAAGTTTTTTTTGTAAGTCTTGTAGTTTATCTACTGTTTGTCCTACTTGTCCTATTAGTTGACCAGCGACTTCGTAAGCTCTAGGGTGTTGTCCTTCTCTCGCAATATCCAGTATACCTTCAATTGCTTCTTGTCCTCTTTCAATAAGATTATAATAATTTTCTCTACTATATTTGTAGTCGTTATCTACGTCAGCTTTCTTATCATCTTCTTTACGAGGAACTGCTGGTTTAAATTCTTGCTTAACTATTTCTTTGGTAGGCTCAGGTTTATCAATACCTAATATCTCGTTTACCTTTTCTTCTAATTTACTCATACAACTATTTATGAGTCTATTTTTTTACCTTTGAACCAGTCAGGTAAACCTAAATGTGGTCTTTGGTCAAATATATTGTCGTCTGCTCCAGGAGAAAATTGATTATTGTAATGTAAAAAAACTTGAGCACAGTCTTGTCCAATAAATGGCTCACGCCAATGTTCAAGTATCATACCTTTGTAAACTAACATATCACCTGGTTTTAATATTACCTTAGTTCCTTTATTATCTGATTTCGCTGGAAACCCATCTTCAGGCAATCCAACATTTTTCTTGTTCTCTAAATAGATTGGCCATTCATCACCACCTAAATTCATTGTTGTTGAAATCTCACAACTAAATCTATCTTTATGTCTATGTAATACATCACCCATTTTATAGATACGAGCATATGAATAAGTAGGATTTAATCTTAAACCTGTAAGTTTTTCCATTTTAGATTGACACAGTAATAATAATGTTTCCATTGCTATATCAGCATAATGTGAATATGTATTAGGAACTTGTTGATCTTTCCAAGTGCCATTTTCTTCATTATATGGATTGGTATATCTAAATGTATTATAAGTTTGTGCTACTTGTCTTTTTATTAAAAAATAATTGTACACAAAGTTGGCAACTTTAGGATCAATTGCTTCTTTAATAACTAAAAAATGATTTTTCTTAAATTTTGCTTTACTCATTTTTTATCCACTATATTATTTCTTACTGCTTGTAAATTAAAATGAATAAATCTAAAATCATCTACACCCATATCAACAGCAAATTCATGTGGTACATACGCAGGAAAAAATACTAACATACCAGGTTTTGGTCTATAATGTATTTGATCTGACATTGGTGATACTTTAGCACCATCTTTTTGAGGTAACTTTGTCATCATAGCTCCAGCTCTTGGATCATGCATGACAGGAAAAGATGTTTTATCTGAACACTTTAAGAAATAAAAACCTGATATATGATTATCCCAATGAACGTGTGTACTGTGATGACCACCACCAGCTTTCGCAAATTCTTGTACCCAAAATTCTGTAAAAAACATTTTATATTGTTCCATGTTGTAACCCCATTCATTTAATAAATTTAATGAAGTTGCACCCACATATTGTTCTAATTCTTTTAATCCTGGATCGCCATTTAAAGGTGTTGAGTGATAACTATATCCATGGTCTTTTACTTTTAGATAATCTTTATTACCTAAAAACTTTTTTCTTTCTTTTAGCTTAGGCGCTTCTCTTTTATACGCCGCATCTATAAATTTATCTGTCGCTTTGATTGCTGGTTTTAGCCACTCTGTTTTCATTATGGAATATACAGGTGTGGAAAAATACCAATCTGTTTGCATAATCTCTTTATTAGTTGTCACTGTCATTTTTTCTCCTATCACTTATATATACATTATTTAAAAGGGTACCCTAAATTCCACATTACGAGTGAGTATCTTGTTCCTTTAGTTACTGGCGCCACTCTGTGCCAACAAAAACTTGGAAACACTATTATAGATCCTCTTGGTCTTATCTCTGTGCAAGCTTTTATTGATGATTTTTTATTTCTTTCCCAATCGTGGTCATTTCTAAAATCAAACTCTAAATTACCACCTTCATATTCAGCTGGGTCATTTAATGAAACAGTTACTGATAACTTTCTTATCTTACCATGATCTGGTGGTAAAACACCTTGTTCATTTGGTTTTCTTTGATATGGTTGATTCCAACTATCAGTGTGCCAACCATAGTATTGACCTACACCATACTTTGTAAATTGACAAGACTCTGACCAATCCCAATCAAAGTTCCAACCAGCTTCTTTATTTGCTTGATGTATGTAAGGGTGTATTTCTTTGTAAATCCATCTATCGCTTAACCAAACAATATCGGACTTTCTTTTCTTTTGTATGTTATTGATTACTGATTTTTTTAGAGAACCATCAGCTTTACGACCGGATCCGTCTTCTCTTTCAACACCACCTGTGATAGCCATTTCTGCATTATGAGCTGTGCCATATCTAATTATGTCATCACATAATTTAGGAGGTAACGCTGATTTAAAATAATAATAATAATTTTTCAGATTCATACTTTAATTCCTTAATTCACAATAATATATATAACAGTTTTTAATTCTGGAATTTATATCTTAATACAACAATTCCTTTACCGCCAGCACCTTGTCCACCATTAGCACCAACAGCACCACCACCGCCGCCTCCGCCACCAGTGTTCGCTGTTCCTGTATTAGGAGCATTTGGAACACTACTATTTAATTGCCCATTACCTCCACCACCTAAACCACCTACACCAGTAGCGCAACTTGGACCATTTTTTCCACCACCTCCACCACCAGCATAATATCTAAAACTTCCACATGGTTCCCCATTAGAACCAAAACCTGTAGGTAGACCACCACCAGCTCCACCGATACCACCTGCGTTTAAAGGAGACTGTCCTGCTTGACCAGCAGCCATAGCTCCACCACCTCCACCCCAATTTGCATTTCCTGGGCTTGGTGTACCTCCACCATTATTTCCTTGAGGAGGACTAGTAGGAGGTGTATTTCCAGCTCCACCAGCAGCGTCACCAGCACTTTCAGCAGCAGCACCACCTCCTGATCCACCAGCTACTGAACAACCAGGTTTATTTCTTCCTGCGCCTCCGCCACCACCAGCAGATGTAATAGTTGAAAAAACTGAATTTGATCCAGAAGCCCCATTATCTGTACCACAGGTATTTGGAGCAGCGCCACCTCCACCACCAACTGTGATTGGATAAGTTTGTGCTGTAACAGATAACCCTGCTGGAGCATTTAAAGGTTTTGCTGGAAAAGTTCCTGGGTTTAAAGTAGGTGTGGCAAATCTAAATCCACCGGCACCACCGCCGCCACCCATTGCTCCACCACCACCACCAGCAACCACTAAATATTCTGTAGTATTTGAGCCTGATGCGTTACCTCCATTAGAAACAACAAAGTTTCCGTCACCTGTAAATGTATGAATTTTAAAGTCACCTGATGTAGTGACTGTACCACCAGTAGCAGCAACATATTCTGGTCCAAAAAAGTCCACATTAGATTCGTTAGTATATAACCAACCTTTAGTTGCATCTATATAAACTAATATGACACTAGCTCTATTTGTTTGTATTAATGAATCATTAGCGGCACCTTGAATATTATGGCCATTTCTTTGAATGGTTAAGTTATTTGTACCAAAGTTACCAGCGTAATCTTTAATCGCTACTGTATCACCAGCACTTGCTGATATTGGTAACTTGACTAGACCAGCGGCACTTGTATTGTTGACAAAGTAACCGTTTCCAGCGACCATTGTAGTTACAGTTGATCCATCAGATACAACGACAGATTGCCAAGAAACTGGGTTTATAGATGCCGAAGCACCTAGTGCGATTGCTGTACCATTAATAGTTACAGTTGTATTTGCTAGTTTTGCGTTAGCGATACTACCCGCTAATTGAGTTCCTGTAATTGTTCCTGGCGCTATATCAGCAGCCGCTACTGAACAATCTACTAATGCTTTTGATCCTATTTTATCTATTGCCATGTTAATTCTCTTTTTTACTATTTATAATGTTTACCTATTGAAATTTGTATCTTATTATAACGATTCCCTTACCACCAGCACCTAAACCACCACCACCTCCTCCAGTGTTTGCTGTTCCAGCAGATCCAGGACCACCATTAGTAGTCCCTCCATTACCTCCACCACCAGGACCACCTGCACCTCCAGCGGAAGGACCATTTCCTCCTCCACCTCCTGCAAGAGTTACTGGAGAACCTGTTATTGAATTTGCTACACCATTGCCACCAGCACCACCATTAGTACCTGGACCTGGAGTTGGAGAATTTGCTCCTACACCTCCAGCACCACCGCCTCCACCACCAGCTCCGACAGTTGTACCTCTTGTTCCACCTCCAGCGCCACCATTATTTCCTTGAGGTGGAGAAACTGGTGGAGTATTACCTGAACCTGCAGCTTTTGCAGATCCTGGAGGACCAGGATTGGCAAAACTACCTCCGCCTCCTGAACCACCTGGTTGACCAACACCCGTTGATGCTCCATCACCTCCTTCAGCGCCACCTCCGCCTCCTGTTGATGTAATTGTACTAAAAACTGAATTTGCGCCTTTACCACCTGGATTACCTGAAGGGACAAAAGCTCCTCCACCACCTACTGTAATAGGGTATGTTGTTGTTGTTATTGGAAAAGCACCAGCGTTACAACCAGGACTTGGAAAAGTTGTTCTATGACCACCAGCACCACCACCTCCAGAATAATAAGCAGCTCCTCCTACACAAGTGCTACCTGCTGCCCCACCTCCAGCTACAACTAGATAATCAACATTACTTCCACCACCAACTGGGTTTCCTATTTGTGATACTACAAAATTACCATCACCTGTAAATGAATGAATTTTAAAGTCACCTGAAGTTGCAACTGTACCACCAGTAGCTTCTGTATGTAAAGGTTTTCTTAAATCAGCGACATTATGTTCATCTGTATACAACCAACCTTTTGTAGCGTCAACATATATTAATACTAAACTAGCACGATTGGTTGATATTAAAGAATCATTAGCGACACCTTGAATATTATGTCCGTTTCTTTGAATAGTTAAACTATTTGTACCAAAGTTTCCAGCGTAATCTTTAATTATTACAGTGTCACCTATGCTTGCTGACGCTGGTAATTTAACTAAACCAGCAGCACTTGTATTGTTTACAAAGTAACCGTTTCCAGCGACCATAGTTGTAACCGTAGAACCATCTGATACGACAACTGACTGCCAATCTATAAAAAAATTATTTAATGTACCACTAGCACCTAATGCAACGGTTGTACTTGATGCTGTAATAGATGAGTTAGATAATTTTGCGTTTGTGACTGTACCATCAGCGAGTTTAACACTAGTGATTGTACCAGGCGCAAAGTCTACCGCTGCGACTGAACAATCTACTATACCTTTTGATCCTACTTTATTTATTGCCATGTTACTATTTATTCATCACTATCTGTTGTTGTGTTATACTTTTTACCATCTGTAAAATTTTGTATATTTGTTGTAAATCCAAAATCATCATCTGCGTCAGCTGACGTTGGATTAGGTGTTATCGTAATTCTCATTTCTCTTGCTTTATTAGTTGTATCTGTATCTGTGTAAGTATCTGATTGTGATGTTTTTATGACTTTTTGAGTTGACGCTGGACCAAATAGATAAGTCTTCGCAGTAAATCCTAGTGTATATATTACAGCTCTTCTTTGTGAAAAGTCACCACTATATGTATCTTCATAATTTACACTATTTAAAACAATAGGTATATCTCTCTTTATATCTAACTCGGGTATCGCATTTACAGTGACAGTATAGTCAGGTTGAAAGAAAGGTAATATTTGTTCTATAATTTGTAGACCTGCCTCAGCACTCGCTGTAAAAGAATATAAATTGTAAGATATATTATAAGGTACTGGAACATAATTAAAGTTTAATACTTTACCATCTGCGCCAGATTTAACGTGTTTAAATTTTTGTACTCTTGTTAGTTTTCTACTAGAGTCATATTGAATACCTGTAATCTCAAAACTCATACGAGGTAAAGTTACCGCAAATTCTCTTTCTTCTAAACTTGGTTGTGCGTCTAGTCTAGCTAAAAATTTTTCTTTTGGTGCGTATGCTAAAGGTACTTTAATAGATTGAGTAATATTACCAGCGCTATCTCGTCTTTTGATTTGTATGTTATTAAAGATTTGACCAAAGCCTATGGTCATTCTTCTCATACTCTCATTGTAAAAATATGTTCCAAACATCTAAAAATCCACTTCTCCGAAAGGGTTACGTTCTGTAAAATCTAATATATCATCTGCCGTAGAAGATGTATCAAAACCAGCTTGTGCATCTAAATCATTATTTTGAGCATAAGACGATTGCGTTTGTAAGTCATAAGTTTCAAGTAGTAGATAGTTTGCATCACCACTTGCACTATCGTTTTCTAATTGTAACGATCCAACTTCATTCTCTAAAGTAAATTGATGAGCCAACATATCTAAACTATATTGATCTTCAGCACTATCAATCGTACCTACACCTGTATTTAATTCTTCTGAACTATATTCCCATCTAGTACATACTAGTTTATAAACTGGTAGTTGACCTAGTTGAAAGAAAGGCTCTTGGTCTTGTACAAACTGTATTTCAAAAAAACTATTCATCAAAGGCATATAAATTATATCGCCTTCGTTTGGTCTACCCTCTTTTACTAAAGTAGCTTTTTCATCTACAGCTTGATTAAATCTTTTCTTGGCGATCATAAAAGTTGTATCTTCTCTGATCTCTAAACCAAACTTATTAACAATCTCTTGTTCGCCAGCAAAACCTTCAGTTGTTTCCATATACGCTTCAAGTAATAACGCAGATGAAAATTTAGACAACATATCTTCGCCTAAAATTAAATCTCTATTGACTAGTGTTCTTGGTAAGTAATAAACATCTTGGCCATATATCTTTAAGCCTTCAATGATTAAATCTTCATAAAGTCTTTTTTCGGCTGTATTTCCTATGCCGTTGCCATCTTGGAAGTAGTGATTAACTGGCATGGCATTATCCTATCATTAGTGCTGGGTTTAATTCGTAAGTTGTTCTTAACTCTGTTTCTAGTTTTTCTATATCTGATAACGCCTCAGAATAAATTTGTTGACCATTTAAAGTAACACCACCTAACATAGCGACACCATTAAACTTTGATAAATTTGCGCCCCATTGTTTTTTGAATAAAGCAGTCACATATCTTTTTAAAAATAAATCATCATTTACATCTGTAAAAGTAGTAGGGTCTAATTTTCTATAACACTCTATAACTAGGTATTCGCCTACTGCTATATCATTTTTCCAATCCATATCAATGTATAATCTGTTATCATTCTGATTAAATCTTAATGGTTTTTCACCTACAAGTATGTGGTCTAAAAAATCTAAATGTCTTAATACATTATCATAGTTAATAATAGAAGTAGAAGAAAAATCATAAAGATCATTTAATCTTAATTGGTATCTTACATCAAATAAATTTAAATTACCTTTATTAGAAAACGGAAATAAGTTAATTACAGATACAACTGATTCAGGAACAATAATAAAATTTTGTCCTTCTTTATAAGTTGTTGATACAGAATTTTTAGTTGCTGTTTCATTTGATCCATCAACAGTTATTCTATCATAATCTGTTTGTGTGTATTGATATTTTAAATATGTTCTTCTAATACCATCATAATGATATTGTGCGTAATATTGATATGCTTCGTCTAGTCTATCTTCTAGTTGGTCATCATCAACATTTATATCAATTACAGGTTTCCCTAACGCTCT